TAATACTACTGTAACTGGTAATACTGTTGTAGGTGGTACATTAGATGTAACTGGTACAGTAGATGTAACTGGTAATACTACTGTAACTGGTAATACTGTTGTAGGTGGTACATTAGATGTAACTGGTAATACTACTGTAACTGGTAATGTTAAAGCAGCCACTTTTATGGTTGGTTCAGACACTGTTGTAAAAGGACGAGGAGCCTCAGTGGCAGACGCAGAATTAACTTCTACTCAACAAACCAGTGGTAATTTTGCTAATTTTGGTGATGTTACATCAAAATATAATGAGGCTCAAGCTGATATTGCCTCATTAAGAACAACAATAAATACATTATTAGCTAGATTAAGAGTACAAAATGGACATGGTTTAATTGCTGATCCTGATCCTTAAATATACAAAAGCAATCAATACAATTGAAATAATAGCTTAATTCTAGAAATAGTGTTTCTAATTCAGGATTTTTCATATTATTTTTTCTAAAAATCTACATAAGTTTTTTAGGTAAAATAAATTCTCACATAATATTAAATGAACAAAAATACATTCAATAACTTAAATACACATGAATACAATAGACAAAAACTAGACTATACTGTAAAAAATGGTAGAATAGATATATCAGGTCCACATAATAATAAAGAAAATCTCCCACTTTTTAGAGAAAAACCCCGTGTCTTAGATTCAATCAACAATCAAAATCTTTCCCACACATACGATGAAACTAAAGAACAACGTTTTTTCTTTTCAAAAGAAAATATTGATAATTTACAAAAACTACTGAAATATCATGTATGGCTTCAATCTGAAAAAACACATGTTATTTCTGAACAAAATGTTAATGAACTACTAATAATTATGAAATCTATTTATCTTCAATATGGCTCTAATTCAAATATTAATGTTATAGAACAAGTAAAAAAATTAAATGCTTTTGTTTTAGATTATTGCGTACCAAATATATTAATAAATATAGAAATGAGTAGATTATATAAAAAAAATGTAAGTAAAATACCTAAACCTATGGAATTACCAAAATATATTTCAAGAGCTGGCACAAGAACAAATCCCAATTATTTCATTTAAATTTTCTCAATCTATAATATATGGATACATTTACTAAAGTATTAATCATTGTATGTGTAATATTTTTAGGCGGTTATTATATTTATCAATATAGAAAATTTTTAAAAGAACAAGATAAATTAACCTGGCCAAGAATGTTAGCCGAGTGCCCCGATTATTGGGTAAAAGAAGGCAATAGCTGTAAAAATATGTTTAACATAGGTGACTGCCCAAAAGGTAAGGATGGACTTCCAGAAGTTCAAGGAACTGTAGATTTTAGTTCCGAAATGTATAAAGGTAAAAAAGGTAACTATAATAAATGTAGATGGGCTAAAAAATGTAATGCCCCTTGGGAAGGTATAGATAAATTATGTGCCGCATAAATTTATCTTAAAAATTGATTTATTTAAAGAAACTTTCATAATATATTATTATGAAAATTGCTATAATTGGAAAATTATGTTCAGGAAAATCAACTTGTGCCAAGTATCTTATAGATAAATATGACTATACTTGTTTATCATTTGGAGAGCCTGTCAAAAGATATGCTAAAGAAATTTTCGGTTTAGAAACAAAAAATCGAGTTATTATTCAAGATTTTGCCCAAAAAATTAAGGAAATTGATAATGATGTTTGGATTAAGTATCTTATAAGAAAATTAGATAATTTACAAACAGACAAAATTGTTATTGATGATCTTCGATTTCCTAATGAATATAATGCCCTTAAAAATAAAGGATTTATATTTATTAAATTAATTATATCTGAAGAAAAACAAAAAGAACGAATAATTAATACATATCCTGATTCTTTTAATACCCATATTGAAAGAACAAAAAATATATCAGAATCATATACAAATGTACTTAAAAGCGACTATGTTATTGATGTTACAAATATTGATAAAAATATGATCTTTGATTTTTTAGAAAATGTTATAAATTATAAACAAGATAATAAATAATTAAGGAAATAATACGAATTATTATTTAATGAAAGATTTACAATGGGTTGATAAATACAAACCTAAATCTATTAATGACGTTTTTGGTAATAAAAAAAATATAGAGTTGATACAAAAATGGATAAAGGTTTTTAATAATAATTCCTTGGCAGACGTTCTTTTCAAAAATGCGATTCTTATTTCAGGTCCACCAGGAATAGGTAAGACATCAATAGCACATATATTATTAAATGAATATAATTACGATACATTAGAATTTAATGCCTCTGAATTAAGAACATCTAAAATTATAAGTGAAAAATTAGAAAATATATTATCCGGAAATTCCATTAAAATGATGTTTAATAAAGACATAAAAACAGGAATTATATTAGATGAAATAGATGGAATAGAATCAAGAAAAGAATATTCTTCATCAGACATAATAGATTATATCAATTTTGGACAAAAAAAAACTAATAAAAAAAATAAAAAATCAAAAAAAGTTATAATTAACAAAAATCCTATCATATGTATATGTAATAATGTTAATAAAAGTATTAATCCTTTGTTACCATATGTAATACATATTAATTTTGAAAAACCTACAGATAATGATATATTTAGTCTATTATCTAAAATTAATAAAGAAGAAGATATAGGTCTTAGTGACATAATACTTAATATTATGATACCTTATTGTCAATCTGATTTTAGAAGAAGCATATATTTATTAGAACATCTACACTCTTTTAATAAAGAAGAAAAATTAAATACTAACAAAGTATTATCACTACTAAAAGAGGTAGGTTTTAAAGATATAGATTTAGGTCTATTTGAAGCTGTAAATAATGTTTTTTTAAATTATGACCAAAATATTGAACAGGTATTATCTAACTTTTATGCTGACCAAAATTTTGTACCTTTTTTAGTTCATGAAAATTTTATAGAATTTATAGATAGAAATACAAATAATACATATGAAGAAAAATTAGATTTATGTTTAGATTATTATGAAAATCTTACTAACTCCCAGGTTATCAAAAATAATCTATTTGGGAATTGGAACTTAATAGAACATGTAGGAATAAGTTCATGTGTTATTCCCAACAGTATACTAAAAAGAGCGAAGTTAAAGGATACACTTGTAATGAAAAATTTTGAAAAATCGGCACTAATATCAAAATATAATTACCGTTATTATAATCTAAAATCAATAAATCATATATGTAAAAAAATGGATATAGATATCAAAAATTTCCAAATTCTTGCTATATTTGTAGTATACTATATTTTTGTAGATAAAACCTATCTAGAACATCTAATCAAATATTTTAAAAAATTCAATATCATATTTAAGGAATTTGAAAAAATAATGAAGTTATCATCTATATTTGAAGAATATGCGAAAAAATACACAAAGAAAATGCAAAAAGAATTAAATATTATTTTTGATAAATTTTAATTTCCCGATTTATTTACCTATAAAATTAAAAAGTATAAGTTATATGTCTACACAATCCAATCCGATAGTAAATAAATTATACGATCTTTCTGAAAAAAGTGGAGAAATAGTGGGAAAGGCTATATCAGGTATACTAAACACAACTACATTTGTTGCTAATGTAAGTATAGATACACTTAAAAAAGGTAATAATAAATTAGTTGAAACCGTTTCTCCTACATATAATGTAACAAAAGATAAATTAAGTAAAAAGATAGGAGAGGTTGTTCCCGAAAAATATAAATCCTATTTTATTAAAGAAATTGAAGAAACTGAATTAAAAGAAACTTGTTCAGATAATTAAGAATATATAAATATTTTTACAAAATTCTATTTATATATTAATGGAAGTAGATAAGGAAAAAACTGGATATATGGAAAAAATTAAATTTGTTGTTAAGAAAAAGAAAAATATGACATACAATATACAAGCAGTTGCTAAAATGTTAGGATTACCTAATAAAGAAAGCTACGATAATCAATGTAGATTAATTATAAGTTTCTTAGAATCAAAAAGAACAGAAAATATTGTAATAGATAAATTATTAAATGAAGTATCGGGTAGTAAAGATTTATGTGATATATTAGTTAAATCTCTTTATGAATTATTTAGCCCAGAGGATTTTCCCAAAAAATCACCTATACAAATAAGCGAAAAAAAATATAAAGAACTTATACAAAAGAAAAAGGATGGAAGTATAGAAGTAGGCGAAGAGTTAGTATTGGATGAGGCTTTAAATTGTAAATATTGTCATTGTGTTAAAAAACTATATTTACAAAATAAGTTTAATAAATTTATTAATAATACAGAACCTAAATATAATCCATATGCTATTTGTTTATCATCTATCTATAAAAATAGAGATATAGATGTTCCCTCAAAAATATCCTATAAATGTAGAGATAAATATACATGGTATAGTAAGAATTAAAATATCAATATAAATTAATATGATTGAGGAAGTTGATGAAAAAGAATCTAAATATGATTATTATGGATTTTCTAATCAATATAAATATGATAGAACAAAAGATTATCCAGTATTTAAACCTAAAATGCCAACTGCCAAAGTATTTTTTATATCAGTAGCTTCTCTAATAGCTATATTTTGGTTAGTAGCATCGTGTATAAGTGGGTATTATGCTTGGACAGAATTTCCTGGAGATCCAACATGGGTTAAATTTATACGACTCTATGTAGCTGTTTTATTTTCTCCAATTTATTTATTCTATATTTTTATGAAAACAACAGTCTTTAAAGAAACATAATCTCATTTATATATATATGAATAATTTAGAAAATTTTTATGTTTTATCTGAAGAGACAGCCGATGATAATATAACTGAAGAAGAAATAACATATGCTGAAGATATAGTTCCACAAGAAATCATTCCCACTATAGAGGAAGAGGTAACTACAGAAGAAGAAGAAGTAATTCCAGAAGAAGAAGAAGAAATCCCTGAAGAAGAGGTTGTTGACGAAGAAGAAAAAGAAGAAAAATTTGTTGAAGATTTATTGAAAGCTTTATTTCCAAAAAATTGGGTATCCAGATTAATATTATTTATTTTTAGAATGGTAGCCTCCGTTTATGCTATAAATTTGGCACTTAAGTGTAGTTCTGATAACACTATCTTTATAAAAATAATTAGCGTACTATTTGCTGCTGTTTTTACGGAATTTTTTCTTATAAGCCATGCTTATTTTAGTTTTTTAGGAAAACTTAAATGTTAAATATTAAAATAAATAAATCATTTTATCTAGTTTAATAATCTTTTACTATTATAAATGAGTAGTTTTAACGAAAATTTTAGTACTCCAGAAGAAGAGATAGTTGAAGAAGAAAAATTTGTTAAAGATTTAATGAAAGCTTTATTTCCAAAAAATTGGGTATCTAGAGTTATATTATTTATTTTAAGAATGTCAGCCTCTGTTTATGCTGTAAATTTAGCACTTAAATGTAGTTCAGATAACACAACTATAATGAAAATAGTTAGTGTATTATTTGCTGCCATATTTACTGAAATCTTTCTTATGGGACATGCTTACTTTAGTTTTATAGGAAAACTTAAATGCTAAAATATTTAAATAAATAAAATGATTTTATTTAGTTAAATAATGTTATACTATAATAAATGAATAGTTTTAATGAAAATTTTAGTGATAAGAATAAGGCATTAGATCAACATTCTAAAGAATATAAAGAGTTTAATGTAAAAAAAAATTGGTCACACTGGTTACAAGTGACAACACTCTGTATTATTAAATTTTTGATTACAGCAATTGCTGCTTGGTTATTTTGGGAATGTAATGCTAAATCTAATTTAATATTAAGAGTATTAATGTTAGGTATTGTAATAAGTTTTCCTGAGTTTTATATTTTATATTACGCAATTTATAGAACGTATTTAGGTAATAAATGTCCTATTTAAAAACTTATTTTACAAAATAATCATTATATTTATTGATATTCGTTTAAAAATATTATTAAATATAATAGAATATATATATGTCAGATACAGAAGAAAGAGTGAATAATGAAACTCAAGAAGAACAACAAGCCCCTGTTCAAAGAACAGTTTCAGCTAATACTATTTTATTAAGTGCTGTTGAAGTAGCATTATCAAGAGGTGCCTTTAGAATGAATGAAATGGATCTTATAACAAGAGCATATAATATCATTAGAGCCGAAGAAAATCAAAGACAACTTCTTGCTCAACAAGCTGCTCAAGAAAATGCCCAAGAACAATCAAATGAATCTGATTAAATTATTTTATTATTAAGTGATTAGTTTAATAATAATTTAAAGAAAGATAATATATATATACTAAATGTCAAATAATGTACATGATAGATTGGTTAATCTATTAAGAGAATTATCTGATATTAATGAAATTAGAAGTAATACAAGTAATAATACATATAATATAAATTTTTATGAAAATTACTATAATAACTCTGATTTAAGAAATTTTAGAGAAGGTAATAGAAATGATACTAATATAGAAAATACTAATCTTGAAGATACAAATATATCATTTTTATCAAGCTCTAACAGAAATAATAATACTAACAATGACGAAAATGTTAGAAATAGTAGTGAAAGTAATAGACCGTATACCGATAATCAAACAAGTATGGATAATATTCAGAGAGTCACAACGCATATTATCCCTTTAACTGGTATTAACAGAACAGGAGAATTCATGAATAATGAAAACTTAACTAATGAAATATCAAACATAATATCTAGTAATATACGAGATATAATAAGAAACAGAGGTAATCTTGATACCAATATAAGCATACCCCCTATAACAAGTAATATTTCAGAATTAAGGGGTATTTCAACTTTAGTAAATTTAAATTTAGGTGTAAATAATGAAGAAGAACATCCTTTACCTATTAATATTTTAACAGAAAAGACTGAAGTGTTTATTATAGATGATAATTTAGCAGATGAAACTAAATGTCCTATTTGTAATGAAAAATATGAAGTTAATAGTATTTGTAGAAAAAACAAATTATGTGGGCATTTTTTTCACTTAAATTGTATTGACCAATGGTATAGCGAAAAAAATATATGTCCAGAATGTAATCAAAAAATAGAATAAATATCTCTTATTATAATAAATGGATTTTGTTCTTATTTTCCTTTTGTTAGTTATTTTTATTGCGTCTATATATTTTGATGACGGAGAAAAGTTTCTTTCATACATGAGACCTATTCATGCGTTACCCTATAGTAAATCTAGATATTATAGAAGAGACTATGTTCCATTAGTAGTATTACCACCTGGTTATACAGATATTAATTTAACACATAAAAATAGTAAAACAGGAATACCTATTATAAATAGTAATGACTATTGTTCAGAAAATCCTCACTGTTATCCATGTCCTAATTGGAAATATATAGGACACCCTATGTGTTCTGGATTTAGTAATAAAAATAAAAAATAAATAATCTATATTTTGTTTATTTTTTATTTATGAGGAATAGTTCTAAAAAATGATGTTATTTCTTTATTTCTTAATCTTTTGTTTTCTAATCTTCTTAATGTATCAGAAAATATTATTTTTGCCGCTTCCTTTCTTTTTGCCTCTAACATTAACTTTATAGCCTCATTAATTGTTTTTCCATCAGCTAATTTTTTATTATATATATTGTTAAATTCTTGTATATTTCCAGTAAATCCATTTAAAGTTTCAAGAGTTAATCCAAATATTTGTGAAACAGGCTTCATTATCTGATTTGTTATATAAAACTCATAATCTGGAGATAAATTATTTTCTCTCACATATGCTGGAGTTTCTACCTTATCACCCTGTAATAAGTTTTTCTTATTTTTAAGATGTGATGTATCTATATACATAAATGCTATTCTATCATTTACTTGTGGCTTATTTCCAGGGTCTCTTTCAGCCATTCTATCAGCAAGTACCTTATGAGCAATTCTATCCGGGTCTTTATAATATGATGATAGAGTTTTTGTTATAATTAAGGTTTCAAGTGGATAATCACCATTAATTAATTTAATTAAAGATTTTCTTAAAAATGTACACGCTTTATCTATATTTCCCTCTTTCATTATTATATCAATAATTCCCCCATAAATGACCTTTACAATAGGAGCATTATCTCTTCTTTTTAAGACAATACCCATACTTTTTAAATAGTATTTATCTGGATCATCCTCATATAGATTTCCAACATATCTCTTTTTACTCAACAATAGAAATGGATCAAAGGTTTTTTCATATTCTAATACTTGAGGTGCTTTCAATATATTTTTCTGAATTTGTTGGTCAGTTTGAATAGCCAATTCTATACTTCTTTTTCTGGCGGCTCTCCCAGAAAGTTTATTTCCCTTACCATCTATACATTGGTATTTTACAAATACAGAATCAGTATTTTTTACTATAAGAGGAAAACCAGAATTAAAATTACCTGTAACCGTTTCAATATCATAGACATAATCCGTATATGATTTTTTAATTAAATTGATTTTCTTCACACTATTTTCAGGTATTCTGAATTTATTTGAAGAACACATCAATCTAAATATATCTGGTTTATCATTTCTAATACTTAGAGATACATTTAAACCTATAGAACGAGCTATATAGAATAACATAGCAGAACCTATTTTTCCTTTATTTGACATTCTAATACTTTTACTCTTTTCTCCAGGACATTTAGCTCCATCAGCCATATAATAACCAGCTAAAAAAGCATATTTTTCACTATAAGAACCATTAATAATATTGTTTGGAACAATTTTATATTTGTTTTTGTTATAGAATAAAGGTCTGTATATATCCACATATTTCTTAATTTGTTTTGTTGGAACTATTTTATATACACCGCTACTTTCTATAGTATCAAGTATTCTAAACTCATCTTTATATATTTCATTTAATAGTGATTGAAGAATTACACAATTTTCTATATTATTATTATTTAATCCCCAACTATATTTTAATCCAGAAGGGCATCGATATTTTCCACATGAACCATCACCATAAAAGAAGCCATATATAAATGCTTCTTTTTCTCTTAAATCTTGTTCTCCAAATGTATTAATATAATTAAGCAATTCAGTTAATTTATGAGTTTCTTTTTTAAAAGTAGGATAATTATGTAATAAGGCTGTCCCTATTTTTAAATCGGTTGGTTTTATAATTTCAGAATTTATATCTAATAAACTATGATCTTCTGTTACATCGACAATTCCAGTATGAGTATTAACTCGATAAATATCCTTTACCGTTTTATGTCTAATAACCCTATTTATATTACTCCATCCGTTTGATGTATAAATTTTATATTTTGAAACATCTGATTGTTCTTTATCATATCTATTATTATCTTCTGGTTTAAATAAATCATAAGGTCTCCAATTTTCATAAATCTCGTCTATTTGTTTAAATTCTATATTATTTGTTTCTTTATTTAATAAAAGTAAAGGAGTATCACCAGTAACACTATCTCCATACACTACTTCATTTTGTAAATATACCGTTTCTCCATTATCTAAAACTTGTGGATAATTTTTGGAATCCTCCGCATACTCTTGTGCTAATACTAGTCTATCACGACCAGTAGCAGTAGTTGATGCCGCTATCTCTTTATAATATATGTCACTTGTTTTAGCACCCAATTGTCCATAAAGTGAATTAGCAGTCACCTTAAAAGCTAATTGTTGACCATCAAATACACTTTGTTGAAATATTGTATATGTTTCCTCATTACTCTCTATTTCTTTATCTGAAAGATCTACTACGGTAGGATTACTTAATATTTCAGGACTATCTAATTTAATTATATTTTTTTTGGCATCATAAAGACCTATATATTTCTCACCACATTTAGTTTTAATAGTTCTATACTTTATTTTAAGTCTTGTTGTTTTTCTAGCATTCAGCAAATATCTTAAAATCTGGGGAATAATGCCCTTTCTATTATCCTCATACTGTACAAATCTTACTGTTTTAATTCCAACCTTTATTTTGCTTTTAACTGCTCCTGCTGGAGTAAATATAGTATTAAATCTATCATAATTTACATCAATATGGCTATAACCTAATTTTTTTAATTCTTCCGCACCAGTTTCCCCAAGATATTTTTCATCTTGAACTATTGTTTCATGTGATAAATTACGCTCAATCATAGATGAAGGATATAGTGAAGCATAATCTAAAACAGATACAGGATCATCAATATAAATACCTGGTTGGGGATTTAATACTACAGCACCCTCATATCCCTCCTTATCAAAGGTGTCTTTGTATAGATATGGCAATAAATAATTTTTATCCTTTAGAAAATATGATACTAAACTTAAAATCTTAACACCCTGACCTCTATGAATAATCCAGGCAAGAGGATTAAGACAAACATTTGCCATACCAATTGAATTTGTTAAAAGTTCTAATTTTAATAGTAATTCAATACAAAGAATTACGTCCATCATACAATAATATGCTAATATTGCTCTGTCTTTACTAGTTCCCTTTTGTAATCTAAAAATATCTTGTGGAGAAACATCGTCTTTTCCTAAACACCAACTATAATTATTTGGATTCTCTATTTCTATTATACCATTAACCTTAAAACTCTTGTTATCTATATCTATACTACTTATCTGGAATTTTTTCCCATCCATGTACTTATTTTCAAGATATCCATCCATTTCACTTAAAACAATATAGTTTCCGATATTAAGTCCTCTAAGACCATCTGTCTTTATAATACTGTTTTCGTCTTCAATTGTTATGCCTTTTACTTTACCATTTATAAAATTCGCTGAAACACTATCTAATTTATATGAACCCAAATTATATCCTTTTTGAATTAAAGGCAATAAATCCATTTGAATACGTCCAGGTAAATCTACATATTCCTTTTTCACTAATTCATTAGTTGGACTTTTAACCATTTTTTCTTTTATTTCAGATTTAAAATCCTTAATTCTTGATAATTTGTTAAAAATATCATCCACGCCTAGTTCCTTTGCTCTTTTAAATAACCAAGGAGTATCAAAACCATCAATATTATATCCAGTTATGATTTCAGGGTCTTCTTCTAAAATTATATCACGAAAGTTTTTTAGTAGAGCAGCTTCATTTTTAAATGAAAATACTTCAGCATTTGATATCTTTTTACAAGTACCTAATGTAAGCATAACATTTCTATAGGGTGTTTTTGTTCCATATTTCAAAAAACTCATACCTATTTGTATTGTTTTATCACCCTCTACTTGTTCAAAGCTATCGTCAAGTATCTTAGTTATTTTATTAATACACCGAGTAAAATGTCTTTTTTTTTCAATAGAGTTTGTATTTGTACTAATAGTTAACGAACTTGCTATTTTTTTAGAGGCAATTTTTAATTGATTTTCTGTAGGATTTCTGTTTGTTTTAGTAAAAACCTTATTTATTTCATTTTTTTCATCTCCATCTTCAAATGCTGCTTTAATTCTTACATAAGCAAATTCCTCTCTATTATCAAGAATGTTATTAATTTCTTTAATTTTGTCTTTATTTTCTTTAGATGCTTCTTCTAATAACTTTTTACGAATATTATCATATTTCATATAGTTATTGTATATTTCTCTTGATAATTTTGTATAATCCTTAATTGGAAGTGGAAAGTCACCATGAGAAGAGTCACACTCTATATCATAAGCCATTATTCTTATTTTAGAATTATCATTATCATCAACATGTTTAACACTTGTCCACTTTGGAACTGTTAAAGAATAATGCGTTGTATATTTATTTTCTTCATTTTCTTCGTAATTATTACTGTTTATTTTAATCCAACCTGCCGTTTTAATATTTCTATGATGTACAAATTTTAAAAGAGGATCTATATTATTTTCATAAAGGTCATAATATATAGACTTTTCACAAATTCCAGATATAAATAATTTTTTTGGTGTTCTTTTTGTCTTTTTAGTAAATTCATTATATTCTTTATTTTGAAATATACCTACAGCAGATTGCATAGCACTTGTATTTGTAAAGACTAATCTCATAAATTTATATTCCTTATTATTGTCAAAATCTCTAAAACTATGCTTAGATAACAATTTTATACTTTTTAAAGCACTTTTATGCTTAAACCATAAATTTCTTTTAACATATTGTTCCATGATTTTACAGTGATATTTATCACAATTATCAGGAACTCTAACGTAAAAGTAAGGTGTAAAACCATTTACTTCGATTGTATACGTTTTTTCTTTACTATCCTTAGCAAACAATAGTATTTTGTATTCCTGTTCGTTTAGATTTTTTTTTCCATCATAACTATCATCACTATCATAACTATCCATTTCACTTTCATCTTCACTTTCACTATTATTATGACTAAAGGTTTCTCTTTTGTCATAATTATCTGTATACCAATCAATAATTTGGACAATAATATCTCCTTTTAATCCCATAAGAGGTATTTTTTATATATACGATAACTTTAATTAAAAATCAATTTTTATAATTTTCGTGTTTTTTTATTTTTTTTTCTCAAAAGATAATAACTATGAACGAATTTATTGCGGTTATTATAATAGTTATTTTGGTTCTGTGTTTCTTTATACATTATGAATCACAATATTCTGAATTAACCTATGTAGTATCAAGTATTGATGGTGAATCATATCTTGTTAGAAATAGAGAAGATAAACAACGTGCATGTGATTTACTTGCTACAATAAAGAAAAATCTAAATAGTATAGTTAAGTATTTAGAAAAAAATAATATTAGTGATCCAAAAGTTAAAAGACTTGTATCTAAATACAGACCACAAAATATATCTGAATCAATTCCTAATACCAATTATACATCATATTCAGTAAATAAGGGAGAAAAGATAGTGTTTTGTATAAGAGAAAAAAAGACACATGAATTAGTAGATATTAATACTATGATGTTTGTAGCTATTCATGAATTAGCACATGTTATGACTAAATCTATAGGTCATACTGAAGAATTTTGGGATAATATGAGATATCTATTGAAAAAGGGTATTAAATTAGGTATTTATAAAGAAGAAAATTATAAAGATAATCCCAAACCATATTGTGGTACTCAAATAACAGACAGTCCTTTATAACTATTTAAATAAAATTGGTATAATTTTAATTAAATAATATTAAATTATATTATATGAAATATTCTATAGATGCTGTTATGAATAAAAGTGTAGATTATAAAGGTAAACAGCTCCAACCTTTACTGGAATACAAAAAAAATTTAAATAAACTGGATATCATGACTTTAGAACAGTATTTAAATGATTATAATCCTAATACAGATATATTTTCTCTTAATGATTTAGTAAATAAATTAGGGAATAATTGTACCGTTTATAACAAACAATTTCCATCAGGTGTACCTCAAGTTGGTCCTGATTATATAAAAGAAAAAATAAGTAGACATTATACTGAATATACATCTAAGATTAAAAAACCTGAAAATAGAAAATATAAGATATACTTTGCGGTTGATAACAGTGTTAGAGATAGTTATGCTAACGAAGAAATAAAAGAAAAAATAAAAAAAAGAAATAATAAAAAAAGACAAAAATTAATCAAGAGATATTCGTATAGGAATCCTCTTAATAGAATACATGGTTTTATAGTAATAGATGATAAACCTTGCTTTTGTAAAAAACAGAGTGATAAATTCTTAAGTATTAATATAATTTGTGCTAATCCTTTTGCCTCAAAGGCTGGAATAAAAGCAGTTGGAAGTTATCTCTTAATGTTTATTTTCATGTTTGCCTATCATTATAAATTCCATAAAATTATATTAGAAGTAACTAACGACATAGCAGGTATACCCGACGATTTAAGTGATGAAGAAGATTCCGATGAAGAAGATTCAGATGACGAAGATTCAGATGAAGAAGATTCCGATGAAGAAGATTCTGACGATGAAGACCCAGAATGTTGTGATGTTAGAATAGATAACAATATGTTTTGTGAAGA